CCCTCGGCGGACCGGACCGAGCTGGACGGAGTTCCTCCGAGCCCAAGCGGATGGCATCATCGCGTGCGACTTCTTCACCGTCGAGACGATCAGGCTGAAGACCATCTACGTCCTGTTCTTCATCGAACTCTCGACCCGGCGAGTGCACCTGGCGGGCGTCATCGCGCACCCCCGACTCGGCGTGGGTCACCCAGCAAGCCAGGAACCTCGCCATCGAATCGTGCGGTTGGCATGGGCGCGGCTCCATCCCCACCGTCGCGGAAGTAGGCCCTCGAAGGTGGGACTTCCCAGTTGGGGACGTTTCCCCGATGACGGCCCCGAGCTGGGCGGGCGTCAGCGCCAGTAGACCTGTTGCCTGTCAACTTCCTGTCAAACCGGACAGACGTTCGCCCCCCGGATCGACTCCGGAGGGCGATTTCGTGCTCAGAGTGGTGGGGTGGCCTACGGGGGTCGAACCCGTAACCTTCGGAACCACAATCCGATGCATACACGCACGATTTTACCCTGTTTGTGAGTCCATCCGTGAGTCTACGGCGCGCGACGGCGGTCCAATGAGCTGACTGCGGAGCGTTGCGCCTCGGGAATGACATGGGCGTAGATGCGGGCGGTGAGCGCCGGGTTGCGGTGGCCGAGCTGCTCGGCGATGACGCGCATCGGATGACCGTCGGCCAGCATGAGTGTCGCTGCTCCATGGCGCAGCAGGTGGGGCGTGAGCCTGTCCAGACCGGCATCGACCAGGATGCGCGGAAGGGCGTGCGACACGCTCGAGCCGAGCAGCCGCTCACGCGACTTGCGTGGGCCGAAGAACACCGGCTCATCGGCTCCCCGTCGAGGAGCGGCTGCGAGTGCCTGGCGCAAGGCGTCGGCTGCGTCGGCGCTGATCGGGACAGCCCTGACCCGCGTCTTGGTGACACGGACACGGACGAAGCCGGCGTCGAGCATGAGGTCGCGCTGGTCGAGGCCGATGACCTCCCCGCGTCGCAGCCCGGAGCCGAGCAGGACGCGGATGAAGGGACCGATCCACGTCCCCTCGACCACGGTGAGGAGTACATCCGCTTCGTCGCGGGTGAGCGGTCGCACCGGCTCGTGCTGCTCGCTCGGCAGTCGGACGTGAGCGGCTGGGTTGTCGGTGATCGACCGCTCCCCGACCGCTGCACCGAGCGCGGCCCGCAGGGTCGTGACAACTCGGACGATGGTCCCTGCTGACAGTCCCTTGCGCCGCAAGTCTGCGATGAGGCGACGGACATCGGCCGGCTGAACCTTGACCACCGGGATTCCGCCGAGCAGCGGCTTGATGTGGTTGCGGATGTGTCCTTCGTAGCTGATGCGCGTTGACCCTCGGACATGCTCCCAGCCGATGAGCCATGAGTCGAGGTACTCGCCGAGCGTGCCGGTCGCCGGGTCGCCACCGGCACCGTAGATACGTCGCAGCCGCTCGAGCGCGCCGAGCGCCGAGGCTTCGGTGTGGTGGCGCTCGCGTTTCGACATGCGCCGGCCGTTGACCGTGCCAAGCGGGAAGCAGGCGATCCAAGATCCCTGCGATCGGTAGACGGTCCCCTGCCCTCGGCGACGCCTGCGTCGTGCCACGGCCCAATCATACGACCCTCCGGTACGCTGCCGACTCATAGGCCTCCACTTCACGCTCGCGGATCAGGACGCGGCGCCCGATCCGGGTTGGCCGCAACTGCCCACAACTGATGAGGCGCTGAACCGTGCGGGTGCTGATGCGCAGCCACTCGGCCGTCTCAGCCAGGGTGAGGAGCCGAGTCTCAGCCCTCATCGCAGTTCCCTTTCGATAAAGTCCCAGTCTTTCGGCGTCCATACATACGCTTCAGCCGCCTTGCCCAGCACGTCGAGGACGCGACGCTGATCGGCGGTGGGCTTGCCGCCGTCGCGCTTGAGCTCCGCGAATATGATCCGCGAGCCTCGGATGAGAACGAGGTCCGGCCACCCTTTCGCCATCGTGCCGCTCATGGGCGTGCGCCATGAGTCGAGGGTGCGGCCGGCGCGACAGTGGGCCCACTCCCAGCCGCAGAGCTCGGCCAGGTCGGTAACCTGCTGTTGGAAGTCGCGCTCGGTGATGGGCGGGGCTTTCATGCGCTGTCTCCCCGCTTTTCGAAGAGGTCAACGACGTTCGGTCCCCTCACCAGCAGTTGCTTCTCGCGCTTCGCGTACTCCCGATCAGACGCCCGTGAGAACTTCGAGCCGGAACAGGTGCAGCCCCATTCGTCATGCTCTCCATTCGGTGCCACCACGCACGCCCAGCACCCCGGAATGTGAACTGGGTTGCCCCACGGATCGAGCACGTCTAGCACGTCCTCGCACACTTGCTCGCTCATGGCGTCGCCGTATCCGGCAGAGCCTGAACCGCCGGAGCAGCAGCCTCGCGGACTGCCCAGCCAGGAGCAGGCTCGACCGTGACCTCGAATAATCCATCTGACGGATCAAGCCCAAGTTGCCGCACTTGTTGCGGCGTGAGGTCGATAAGCCTGCGGTCCGTCTGCCAATAGCAGTGGCAAAATTCGCCAGGAGTGACCGTGATGGTCACGCCGGTCGCATGCGACTGCACCGTCCACGCGCCGCAACCGACAGAGTGGCGCAGGGTCCAGCTGCACCAGTTGGCAGCCGCCGTGACGCCGGGATACGTCGAGGCAACCCCATCCGTGCGGCCGTCCAGGGTGCAGCCCTCAACACCGGCCGGGTGCCATATCGTCGCTGGCGTAGGCTGGCACGTCTCGTCTCCGGCTATGGCTGGGGTTGGCAGCAGCAGGACGACGATGAGGAGGAGGGCGCGCAGCGGAGCGTTCATGCCGTCATCCGCCCCATGCAACGCTGGCAGGCCCGCTCAGGCATGCCCTCGAACTCTTCGCGCTGCCCACGCTCGACCGGGCGCGAGCACAGGGCGCGATCGCCTGCAGGCGGGACGACGTGCGCCAGGTTGTCTCCGATCCGCGCCCACTTCCAGCCCTGCGGTCCACGAGCTGCCTGGGTATCCGAGCGCCGGCGTGTGATGGTCAGCCCGTCGAGGCCATCGTTGGCCAGCGCCCAGGCGCCGAAGCGCAGCAGTCCGCGGTAGGCATTCCACGTTTCGGGCGCAGGGCGCAGGCTGGTGAACTCCCAGCTGTCGTCCGCGAGATGCAGGATGCCGATGCCGGACACCTGGTGCAGCAGCTCGGTCATCGGCTCGTCGACCACGTCATCAGCACCGATGAACTCGGCCATCAGGTAGGCGGTCAGCTGCAGAGCCGCCTCGGCGTACACGCCCTTGCCGGTTTTGAGGTCGATGATCCAGACCGAGCCATCGGCGAATCGGACCATCAGGTCAGCGGTGCCGGCATATCCTTCGGTCAGGTTCCAGCACTGGAACTCGCTGCCCACTATCTCCGCGCCCGACTGCTCGAGCCAGTCGAGGTACTGGCGCAGCTTGGGTGCGACCCCGGGGTGGACTTCGTCCGGCGATTGGCCCAGGGATGCGGCACGGTGGACCGCGATGCCGATGATGCGGCTCATCTGCTGGCCCTGGACCGCCTTCCACAGATCGCGCCGAAGGGAGCCGATCTCGCGATCGTCGCCGGTCGCGGTGCGCAGGCTGATGTCGCTGGCGTTGGTGATGACGTGATCGATCAGGTTCCCGACGAACCAGCGATGCAGACGGTCGGGAATCCCGGCCAGCTTGGGAACACTTGTGACCGATGGGAACTGGCGGCCCTGCCAGGTGTACATCCGCTTCCCGCCCTGGGCCTGGGTGGCATTGCGCGGGCCGGTGCCGGTGATGGTGGTCATGCCGATTCACCATTCGCCAGCCGGTCGTATCTATCAGCGACGCCCTCGCGCGCGCGCGCACGCGGGAAGCCCCCCGCTCCTTCCGCTTCTTTGGATTCTTTGGATTCTTTGGCTTGCCCGCTCAAAGGTGACGGCTCAACCCCCAAAGAATTCAAAGAATCATATGAAGTGGATACTATGGAACCCCGACTCTTTGGCAAAGAGTCGTCCAAAGGAGCGTCCCCGGCTTCTTTGGATTCTTTGGATTCTTTGGGAAGCTCCCATGTCCACGAACCCTGAAAGCCGGCTTTTGTCTTGACGACTTCCAGTCGCTTTGCGGCTCCTTGAACAGCGCTCCGGCCAAAGCCGCGGACCTTCATCAGCGCCATGACCTGCACCGCCGTCATAGCTCCATTGGCCAGGATCTGCTCCAGGCTGTCCCGTGCATCTGCAACTCCCGTCGTCTCGCTCATCATTTGGGTGATGGATACCTTCGCCTCGCCAAGCCATTCGATACCGGACACCGTCCCGGCTATCCAGCCTGGCGGGACGCGGTCGACGACCTGGTAACGCAACGCCGGCGGCGTCCGGGCGTAGTTGAGTTTCGAAACACCGATGACCTTGGCCTCACCGAGTTCATCCTCGGGATCAGGCACAACGCTCCACGCGGCTCGTGCGGCGCCCACGATGCCGCCCAGCGATCCCGCACCGCGGTTGATCGGTGAGGCTGACGTGTCCTTGCTGAAATGGCGGACGACCAGGATCGCCACGTTGGCCGCCTCAGCGGCAGCGTTGAGCGGGTTCATCACGCCACGTCGCATCTCGGCATCGGCGATGGTGCGGACGCCTGCCTCGATGTGGCTGAACAGCGGGTCCAGGATCGCCAACGCCAGCCCATCAGGTTCCGCGGCACGGCGCACCAGGAGCTCCAGGAAGCCACCCGCACTTGTCGGAAAGACAACCTCACTGGTCACGAAGCGCACCAGCTCTGCATTGCCGCCAGCGGCTTCCAGACGCGGCCTCAGCACACGCCCCGGATCGTCTTCAGTCGTTACCCACAGCACGCGACTGATGGGCCCAGCAGAGGCACCGTCCGGCCACGCCTGCCCCGTCGTGATGCGCGCTACCAAGTCGGCCACCAGCGTTGACTTGGACACACCGGGGTTGCCGTCCATGATCGTCACCACGCCACGAGGCAGCCACGAAGACCACACCCATTCGACCGGCTTGGAGTCGAAGTCAATCAGCGGAGCGTCTTCGAGAGGACCGGACGGGATTGCCTCCACAGCCGTGGACACCCGAGGTGGTCCGAGCCGGTCTGGCAACTTGGCAATGGCGCGATCGAAGTCAGCTCGCAGGGTCACTTCATCCTTGGGATGGTCGAAGTGCGGGTTGACCTCGGTGCGTACAAGGTTCCACAACTCGCCTGGGCTGAGGCCCGAGTTGTAGCGGCTGGCGATGTAATCGCGCATGACCGCGTACCGCTGGCCACTTGGGATTGAGTTGGGCAACTCGTAGCGCCCGCCCGTGATGCTGATGAAACCGCTGCGTTCGCGCTGCCGGCTTGCCGCTGCTGCTGCGACCCAGACGGCCGGCAGCTCGGCTATTTCTTCGGTGGGACCGGGTAGATAGGCAATGCCGTTGATAGATGACCCAGGGCCGACCACATACCCGCGTCCCGGCCAGCGCACGGTAAAGCCGAACAGGGCATCACCTGACGGAATCGACACACCGCTCGGCCAGCGATAGAACGCGTGGCGTCCACCCGATGGCGTGGTGGTCGACTTGGTTGCTGGTAACGGACCGATCTGATCGATCTGTTCGAGCAGGCGGTCCTGCCACGGTCGTTCACGTCCGTCGGAACCGTTGTCGAGGTCGAGGATCATCACCTTGAATGGAGCATCCTCGGGCCAGATGATGCCGTAGTTGCCGGCCGATGCGGCGATCAGCTGGGTCTGTACCCAATCTGGGTTGGTAGTTGCGTTCTTGAAGCCGTTGGTGGTGACGGGCACCTTTGAGTTTCTGGCCAGCGCAAAGGCAGCGAACCCCTGTTCCACCTGCGTCAGGGCCTGGACGATCACCTCGGGACTCGCTGTCATCGGCTGCCGACCTTCCGTCCGCTGTTGTAGTCGGCAATGCGGAAGGCGCCGCCACTATCGCCATTGGTTGCGAACACGACCTGGTCAAGGCGCAGACGCAAGGGCTCGTACCATGTGAACTCGGCGGTGCCGACACGGTTGTGCGTCATGACGCTGGACAGCGGACCGTACTGCTTCTCGCAAGGCCACACGAAGACAGCGCCGAGCTGAATCCAGATCCCCGCCACGCGCCAGGAGCCGCGGACATAGTCCATTGCCTGGGCCAACGGAGGGCCAATCTTTACCCCGGACCGCTTGACCTCGATTCCAACTGCCCCGAAGTTCCAACCTGCGTCAATCACGGGTCTTGTCGGAACCAATACTCGGTCGATTCGAACGGTCCTATTCACCTGGTCAGGTCGGGGTTGGGTCAACACTCCTGGGACCTCGGCGTAACAACGAAACAGACCACACGCCGCAAGGCGTTCATCCAGAGCAGACGCACTCTCGCGCTCCGTTAGCCAGTCCCCCATCGTCAGTGACCGGCGGTACGCCGCCGGTTCGGTATGGAGTGGGAACGAGAGTGCGTCTGCGGTCATCACTCAGAACGGAAGAGAACCGTCCTGGACCTGCTGCCGGGCCGCGGCAACAGGCTCGACAGCTGCCTGGGCTGCGGCTGCTACAGGCTGCTGAGGGGTTGCGGCCTGCGGTGGCGCCCCCTGGCCGTTCCAACTCTGTGGCAGGGCGCTCAGGTTGGTGATGCGCAACCACCCGCCGTCATCGTCCTTCTGCAGCGTGGCCAGGGCATGACGCCCGATGAGCTGGTCCTTCTCGAAGCTCGACCCGATCGGCGGCGTGACGCCCCCGAAGATTGCCGTCAGGAAGGCGAACATCTTGGAACGCGGTCCTGATGCCGTTGATGTCGATGCACTGATCTCGGTCTGGTCGTACTGCTGCCCGGGCGAGTCGACCTGGAAGACCCAGTCGAACAGGTCAATGTCCTGCCCGGCCTTCGGACCACGTTGAGCGGTGACTGTCTTCGGTCCTCGGATATCGGCCAGCACGACCGGGTAAACGCCTTCGGGGATGTCCGGACCTGCTGAATTCACTGTGATGAATGGCATTACTTGGTGTTCCTTCTTTAATGCATTTGTGCGTCTCAATGGACAGTGGGGGGACCGTCAGAACTGATGGGCGCCCTCCTCCTGCTCCTGCAGAGCTCGATTGGAGAAGCGCGAAATGCGCAGCAGGTTGCTGGTGTGGGCACTCACCAACAACCGCTCGTAGCGGTCAATCACATCCAGTGGGATGTCCTGCAGGATCGCGAACCTGCGGGCCAGTGCATCCATGCCGCGCAACAGACTTTCGGCATGTTCGCGGGCGTCGGGGACCTGGCCGATATCAGTCATCGCGCCCGCATCCCGCGCAGATCGTGATCGCCTGCTCCCCGCGGACGAGCTCGATCGTCTCGGTCGACCCGCAGTCGCAGGCAGACGTAGGTGCGGCGGAGGAGGGGGGAACCCCCGCCGCACCAGTCGGAGCAGTGTGCCCACTGTCCGACACGCCCTCAGTGGGCGTTTCAATGCCTCCGCGCAAGTCGCTCATGCCGCCCGCTCCGCAGGCTCAATCACAGCCTTGACGTAGATCCGTACCTCGTTCAGTGCCTGGAGTCGCCCTGCATGGTGATCCGGCCGGTCGATCTCGGCGCCCAAGTGGGCGAGCAGTGCCAGGAAGTCGAGCAACGGCGTGACGCGGATGGTCGGCTCGGCGTGCAGGGTCATCGCGGAACGATCCCTTCGAGCAGCCGAAGCATGGCGTGGTACTCAGGGTTGAGGAGCATGGTGGCGGGCCAGATGAGCAATGCCAGCGCCGGGATGAGAGCTAGCCCAGTGAAAGCCACCGCGCCCGACCAGCCAAATAGATCATTGGGGTTAGGTCCTTCGGCAATCGCCGCCGCATCAGAACGACGGCAAGCAACGAAAACGGTGACGGCTACCAGCAGTGCGAAGAAGCCAAGGGCTCCCCATAGCATCGCGTCGATCACGACCTGCCGAACGGTGATCTGCCATGCGAACTCGCCCGCTGGCCCGATGCGCTCCCCGATCTCGTCGAGGATGCGTCCAACGTCTTCGGGGTTCATGCCGTCACCTCCCGCTCATACCGAAGCTGCGTCAGCCAGCGACAGGAGATGCAGCGACGCCACACATTGCGACCGTCGGTCAGCGGCTCGGTGACGGCCATGCTGACCAGGTTCCCGCACGATCCGCACAGCACCTTCTCGTGACACTCCGGGCAGGGCTGGTACTCGTCGCCGCCCATCAGGGCTCCGCTTCCGTGGCAGATACGGCACAGCGAATCGGCACCCTCGGTCGGGCGCTGGGATGAGCACATCAGACTTGGAGTTCCTTGGCCGCCCGCTTGAGCGCCCTCAATGCCCGCTTCGGACCCGGAGCCGGCTGACCAGAGTGGAAGAGGATGAAGTCGAGATCATCCACAGCCACCTGTGCTTGCTCGACACGACGGAAAGCCTCTTGTTTAGCCGCCGCCGCCTTGTCTGGAGCGTTGACCAAGACGCTATGCGGCTCGTAGAGGTAGCCCGTCTCGGACGGTACGGCCCACCACGCCCGCACTCGACGTGGCGGACCATCGTCCGATTCCGTCATCACGACCCGGCATCGTTGGATTAGGCGGTGAGCACGTTCGAGGTAATACGCCTCGGCTGCGTCATTCCTATCACGGTCGTAGACATAAGCGTGAAGGGGCGAGTCGTCGGGACGCGCTGCGTCCCGAACGATCTCTGGCGTCAACTCGCCGTGCTCGGCGTAGAGTTCCTCCAGAATCTCCTTGAGATTCACGAAGCCACCTTCAACTTGCCGCGTCGGTCGGCTTCCTCGGAGAACCAGCCGAACAGCTCTTCCGTCTCGGTGTCGTAGAACTCCGGTGCCTCCATCGCAGCGACCTGGGCATCGCGCCCACCGCTCGTCACCACTTCCTGGAACCGGGCATCGTCAACTGCCGTTAGCTCGAACTGCCCATAGCTGCCGTTGCCCTTCTCCGGTCGCCAGTCGCCCACCCCGGCGGTGACGCCACCCGCAGACAGCAGGTTCACAATCGACCGCTCATTGAGGATTGGAGCCACGAAGCTGATGTCCACGATGGCCGCCCACTTCGGCACGATGACGCGGGTACGGATGTCCGGCGTCCGGTTCATATCCGCCGAGCGCGTCACGCTCATCAACAGTTGAGGAACACCGAAGACCGCGACGTGATCGTGCTCGATGTAGACGAGGCGACCGATCTGAGACTTCGCCGCGCCGGGAAGGTCGAGCGCCGCCGTCTTCATCGCTCCCTTGAAGGCCGTGCTCAGGACGGCGAGGAGAGTGGGGGCGTCGTCTCCTGTGAGCCGATACGGGGCTGCGCGGAACTCGTCAATCGGGTTATGCTTGAGAGAGGACGCCTTTTGAGCTGCGTTCTTCCGGCCTGCGGGGAGCAGCAACTCCCTGCGGGCCTTTTCGCTCATCCGGTTGAGGATGAGTGGACGTGTGCCAATGACAGCAACTTGCAGTTGTCGCCGCTGCACCGGGTCTACCTGGATCGTGACTTCCTTCGGTTGCGTTGCCATTTCTTTCCTCCTGTTAGTTACCTAGTTGCCTTGCCAGACCGCGCCGTGCCGTGCCCAGCCCTGCCTCGCCGAGCCCAGCCTTGCCTCGCCATGCCTTGCCCAACCGCGCCGCGCCGTACCGGGCCTCGCCCAACCTTGCCCAGACGCGCCATGCCACCCCCGACCGTGCCGGGCCGTGCCTTGCCTGCCTTGACGGTCACGGCCCCACCCGGTAGGCAGCCAGCACCAGAACCGCGGCATAGCCAGCGGCCACCAGCAGGACGGCCACCGCCATGGCCTTCGCAAAGTCGCTGAACGTCTCGGGCTTCTCAGACGACTCGGCCTGGAATCGGTGAGCGCGCTGTCCACAGGTGATGCACATGGCGTACTGCTCATCGCGGCGCTGTGCGGCTCGTGCGTAGCCGCCATGCGTGTGGTGGTGGGCCATCTGATAACCTCCCGTTGTCTGGACCCCCGGCAGCGTTTGCGCGCTTATGCCGGGGGTTCGGTTTTAGCGCCGCGTGTTGATGCGGAAATCGCGCATCCAGCGGCTGATCGTCGCCCGGTCCAATCCCCACTTCGCCGCGATCTCTTCCTGGCTCCGTGCCTCGGTGACGTAGAGCCGGTGGAGAGCGAGATCAATCGGCTCCCCTATCTCCTGCTCGACGAGCTGCATGCCCTTCGTCTTAAGTGGTGGGTGAAGTGGGGTTGGGGCTATTGCCATGCACAGCATTGTAGGGTATACACAACTACGTGTCAAGCATGCACGTCCGTCCGATAGTCCCAGCAAGGGAGTACCTCAGCGGCCCGGTAGGGCATGTGGTGCTTGCCGGACGCAGTTGGGCACCTACTCTCGGGTTGCCTATGACTGACATGGAACGCAAGAAACGCATCTCACACGCCATTCGGGTGGCGCGCGAGATGCGTGGTCTTAGTCGTCCTGATCTAGCGGCACTCGTCGGCGTCGGCAGAGGAGCGGTGAATGATTGGGAGAATGCCGCGACGCTCCCGAGCCTCTTGAATCTCGGTCCGCTATGCGACGCACTCCAGGTTGACGCCGACCTATTCGCTCATCCGCCCGAGATTCAGGAGAGCCCAGTCCGACGTTACATGCTCGAGGCGGGAAAAGACGACGCCACAGCTTCCGGCTAATCACGGGCGGTCGGCATTGACCTACTATTGTGGATAACTGAACGGAGGGAACGATGATCCGAGCACTACTACTGACGACTCTGCTCCTGGTCGGCTGTTCATCGGGCGGTCCGGTATCGGTCCAATCCACGGCGACTGCAACGCCCACGTCAGCCCAGCCATCGGAAGCCGCCGCAACACCGTCGCCTGATCCAACGGCCAGCGCGACAGCAACAGCGACGGCCACGCCGACAGCCACGCCAATGGCCGAGATCGTGGCACCGCAGATTGTCGGATTTGCCCAGCACACCGACTCCCTGTCCGTTCGCATCCACAACCCGAACGAGAATCACGGGCTCATCCGAGCCGCCTTCGAGCTGGCGCTACTCGACGAAAACGGGACGATCATCGCCGTAGAGGGCGGTCGCGGTGTACCCGGTGCTTCGTGCTGCACCATCTATCAGCTTCCGCCTGGAGGAGACTTCGCTTTCTCGATCCTCCTACCGCCCGACTCTGACGCTGTGGCATCGCTGGAACTCACCATTCCAGGACGGCCGTGGATCGAGTGGTCCGGCGTCGATGCGGCCACGGTCACGATTGAAGAGCCGGCCATTCGTCAGGACTTCGCGGTGACGCTCACCGGACGTGCATCGGTCGATAAGCCCGGCCCCTTCAACGTATGGGTCATCGGGTTCGCGGATGCACCAGAAGGCGAGTTGGTCGTCACTGGAATAATCGAGTGCGTGACCGATGAATCGGCGCGAGCATTCGAGGTCATGGGATTTGGACGGCCAAGTGGAGCGGTCGCACTCACCGAGACCATCGCCTACGTCACGACCGTTGAAGGCCATGGCGACGGGTTCACGCCGGATTGCTAGCTTCCTCGTCGGCCGGTTCTGGCAGTGGCAACAAGAGCAGCTCGCTACTGGCATCATCTACACCGGCGATACGCTCGACATCAAGGCCGAGTGCATCGGCCAGCCCGGTCAGATACGTCGTGGCCCGTGCGTCAAGCTCCACCCGCTCACGGTGCAATGCAGCCATGCGCCGCACCGATGCAGCCGGGATCGTGACGCGCTGCATATCAGAATCCATCAGTGCTCCTCACGTCAGATTCCTCGGATAGCGTGCGGATAGTTCGGCGTCCAGCGCGATCACCGCTCCACCCACGGCGCTCTGCACCTGGGCGTTGTTCGCCACTCCACGACTCAACAACAGATCACGCAGCGCTCGCAGGAGCGCACGGTCAGTCAGCGCCTCACGCGCCGCCGTGAGCTCGGGGGCCGCCGGGTCGCCGCCCCAGCCGCCATCTGCCAGCACGGCGGCCCACTTGTCAAGAAGCTGGTCTAGGGTCATATCAAGTCAAGGCGGTGTAGCGCCAGGTACCCCCGGATCGAACGTATAGCCGGTTGTTGGCGGTATCAACCGCCATGGTGCCGCTCGCCGGCTGAAGAGTGAAGTCGCCATCGGAAATGACACCGGGCTTGACCATAGTGGTAATGCCGTCATTGACGCGGAGGGTTTGAGGCGTATACAGACGCCCGGGGACCAGCTCATAAATCGAGGCTGACGGCGTGGCCGCCGTGCCGCCGAAGTACAGTAAACCGTCCAAGATGTGGAACGAATCGCCGGCGGGCATCCCCACTCTATTAGCGGCGGTGCGATACAACTCGGTGTCGGGCGGACCAGTCCCGTCGCCCCACCCTAGGGCACCGCTGGTCTTGACCTCGAAGCGGCGTGCGACGGCGCCCACCAAGCCGGTAATGATCGCGTCATCGGTATCCAAAGTACGCTCGACCACGAACGCACCGCCCGTGACGCCGACTCGATTGGCGGCCATGCGTTCGAGGCTGACTACGCCCACGCCGGTGCCGTCGCCCCACGTCATCTTGCCTGACACGTCCATCCTGAAGCGATAGACAGTATCGGCCGCGAGGCCCGCTTCATAGGCTGTCGAGGTGGAGGTGTTGCGCAGGATGAGCAGGCGCGTGGACGCGCCGGTATCGGAGGCGGTCGAAGCGGTGATGAGGTCGGCGAAGCCCTTGAGCCATAACAGATGGTCGCGAATCTCGCCGTTGAGATCGGCCGCAGTCAGGACCGTATTGGTCCAGGTGCGAGGTACAACCCATACGCTCATGTCATCGCCCCAATACGGCTGCGCCACCGAGCGCATCGCGCCCGAGGGTGAATAAGGTCGATAGCGGTGCCTGCTGCGGCGCGTCCTGCAAGGTCCATGTGACCTGCGGCATTGGACCCGGTCCCCATGTGCCGCTGATGCCCACGATCTCCATGCGCCGGTCGGTGAGGTAATAGCGCGAATCGGTGAACTCGATCACGTCGAACAGGTCGCGGGTGAACATCTGCGACATGCGCCGCTGCAACAGCATCTGCGGCCGTGGCCGCTCGGCATTGAAACGCCATTGCAGGTTATCGGCGACGCCCTGGGCATGGGCCTTTGATGGCATCAGATCACTTGACAGGGTAGCCTCGTTGGCACCAGCCACGCCGGCCACCGCCTCGACTAAGTTGTCGTCATGCTGTTTCGGCTTGACCGTCACACGCGACAGACGCGTCTCATCGTTCACGTTCCAGCCGTCCAGGCCGTCGTAATCAGTGCCATACGTCATCGTCGCATCGGCCGCCCCTTCGAGTTTGTGGTGGCGGTCGGTGCTGGTGTACTGCCACGGCACCGCCGTGGTTGTACCAGGCTTGATGTAGTGACGCCCCAGCCCAGCCGCGTTGAGCGCATCGAGCAGCTGCAACGGTGTACCGTTCAGGCCGGCCTCGAAGGTGGACAGCACGACACCCAATTCGTCACGGATGGTAACCAGTTCGCCATATTGGATGGTCGATGATTCTTCAGCCATCACACGTCGTCCCGCCGCCACCCCGAGCAAGTCCAGCACCGCGTCGCGCGCGCCGCGGATCGAGATGCCGGCGCGCTGGGCAGGCAGCGTAACGTCTCGTCGGTTCCATGCACCCAGCGCGTCATCGCCCACGATCTCAGTCATGCGCTCGGATGGAATCCAACTGCCGGCTGGCTTGATGCTGCGCACGTAGCCCGACGCCACGCGCAGGTAGCTGTCCTGGTACAGGCAGCGCACCAACACGTCAGCACCGGCGCGTAACAGGCCGAACAATGGCGAGGACGGGTTGGTGGGCAGATAGCGGTCGGCACTGTTCTGCAACCGAATGGCGAAGGTGCCGGGCTCCATCGAGCCGAAGTCGCCCGACGATCCACGCTGCCACGTGATCTGGCGCACGTCGTGGCCGATCTCGTCCCAGCTGATGCCATCCCAGCGCACCAGCACCGACCAGTACGGCGGGGAGTTGGGGACGCCGTATAACGTTTCCGCCGCGTTGTATAGGGTCGCGGAGTCGGAATAGGTCATGCGGTCGTGCTGTCGGTGACGAGCTTGAGCGATACGAGCGCGGTCCGTAGTTGAGTATCAGCCGCGTTCTCCACTGCGCGGGAGTAGGTCAGTGCTGGCGGGGTCGAGCCAACGCGCAGAACTTCCACGCCGCCAGCGAGCACCCTCAGCGGCGGCTCGTCGTCGCCCGTGACCGTCATAGAACCCTGACGGGTGCGGGTGCCGACCGTCCCCAGTGTCCGCAGTGAAGGCAGCGAAGCGAAGTCGGCTTGCAGCGCGAGGAAAGCGCCGCTAACATCGACGCCATCCAGAGTCAACGCCGAAAGGTCAGCGGCCGCGGTCCAGCCGACCCCGGCGCCAGCGGTAGAACCTGCGGCGTGCGTCCACGTCCCACCGCGAGCAGTGACGGTAGTGCCCGAACCGGCCGCAACCGACACCACGTGGTGGCCGCTCGGCGTGGCAAACAGATTGGCCAGGATTTCGACGGTGCTTGAAGTGAGACGAACCAGCGGCGCGTTCGCGCTGGTTCCGGCGACAACCTCACCGCTGACAACCGCCCTGGTGCAGCGGACCAACTCGAAACCACCGCCGGTAGCGAGGATTGGGCATCGCACCGACAGGATAGGGCGGATACAGTCTTCTACGTGCGCCAGTCGCCAGCCGGCCAATGCGGTGTTGTCGGTGCGGTACTCGATTGTCCCGGACAGCTCGACGTGCTTGGCGCCCTGCACGAACGCGCCATTGGGCGTGCCAGGGAAAGCACTACTCGACACGGTAGGTGAGTCACCGAGGTACAGCGAGAAGTCGGTGACCTTCACGCGCTGGATTCGACCGAGAGCACCCAAGTCCTTGATCGAGATGGGTGCGCTGCCCTTCGCGCCGCCGACCGCACCCACCACAGTCACGTCTGTGACGGTCCACCCAGGGGTGTTGGGGGCGGCGGCCTGGACGTACACCTTGATGCACGACACGCGGGCGCTCTTGAGCACCGGCCCGATGACCGTCACGCGGGCGATGCCGTCCGCTTCCGACGCCAAGGTGGCGTCGGTCGGCTCTCCACCGATGCTCAGAGCGTCGTCGCCCGCCTCGATGACAGGTCGCGTGATAACGATGTCCTGGCCGTGCGTGATGTGAATACCATCCTGGTAGATCACGGTCCCGTTGCTGACCTTCAGCCCGTCCAAGTTCAGACGCCGACCGCCGATGGCGAACGCCCATTGAGGGTTCGCCACATCGTGCTTCACATGCACGTCGTGGAGTTCCAGGTCCTCGCAAAACTGGAGCTGGACGACATGACCGGGGCAGTTCTTGCCATTCGGGTCGAACGTGCCACCCGTGATCTTGAGGTTCTTGTAGGTGCCATAGTACGAGCCGGCGACCTGCGTCGGCACGGTCCGCATGAGCGCGTTGGTGTTGACACTGGACCCGTTGGCGAACTTCTTGATAGTGGCGCCGCCGAAGTCAAGCCACACATTGGACTTGACCAAGATTCCATCGGTCAGATAAGTGCCCATAGGAAAAAAGACCCGAGAGCGCTGATTTGCCGAGCCAAGCGCGCTCGCCGTCGCAATAAGAGTGTTAATGGCCGCGGTATCATTGGCGATGCCATCGCCGACCGCTCCGTAGGCGCGGACGTTGAACCACACCGTTCCGACCAGCACCCCCTCGATCGCCTCGATGGCGTCGTTGGCATCGGCATGCTGGCTGTGGTGTGGAGGTGAGGCTAGCGTATTGGAAGAAATCGGATTAGTGAGCGCGTCGATCGCGCCGGGGAAGCTAGTGGGCATATCCAGCCTTTCTAGTAACGGTGGGGGCTGGCGCGGTCGATGCGTCCGCGGCGCTCAAGTGATTCGGCCACGCCATCGGTCACCACGCGGCGCAGATGCTCAAGCTCGATGGGGGAAGCGGTGGAGAGCTGCGGCTGGTAGTTGAATACGACGTTGATCGCACCGGACCCGCTGCCACCGGCGATCGGTGCCATGCCGGGAGTGCCGAGGCCGCCCATGCTGGCGAGCGGAGACGAACCGACGCCGTTGAGTCCCGCCGCCGCCGCTAGGGCGACTGCGTAGGAGTTGTGACGAGCCTCGCCCCGAGCACCCAGCAGCCCTCTAGCCCACGTCAGACCGACGTTGAGGCCGTTGTCGTCAATCGAGCGCAGCGGCCCTTCCTTGGGCGGCGAGTACGCCACCAGGGCCGATCCGCCGGCCATGGCGACTTCCCACGATGCAGCGCGAGCATAGGATGCCGAAGCCCATAGGCCGTCAGCCCACGACTTGCCGGTGCGGTTGCCGGACGCAAACAGGTTGATGTCCGTCGTGGACCTCACCGCGCTCCCGATCTGCTCCCCGGCCCTCCACACGTTGGCGTACTGGCCTTCGAGTGCCGGTGCAAACCCGCCAACCCCGAGCCGCCACTTGGGCAGGTGGTCGAGCGGCGCGTTTGCCATATCAGTAATCTGGGCTTCGATGCGATCGGCTTCGGCTTCCGTTCCATTGGCCAAGCCCATCAGTGCCGCGTGTGCTTTCTGGGCATCCTCTTGAAACGGTCCGGGGACCGAGGCCATCGCGCCGAGAACCACCTCGGCTCCACGCACTACAGCCCCAACCATCTCGGTCCAAAGCAGAGCGATACCCAGTGCGACGCCGTTCAGGAGGCGGCCAAAGACTTGGACGCCGCCGTAAATGTCATCGAGCACGCCATGTATGACAGGCCAAGAGTCGATGATGACATCCCGAATGCCGCCCCAGTTCTCTTCCCACGCGGTCTTGAGCAGACCGATGGCTACCACGATGAGGGCCAGACCGCCGATGACCGGATGCGCCACCAGCAGGCCGAGTGCTGTGACGACGCCCAGCACCGCTGCGGTGGCAATCCCCAATGCCAGCGTCACGTCGTTGCTACCCACCCACAGGAGCACATCGACCAGTCCTTGGATGCCATTGACCACCACGCTGCTGCCCAGCGTGAGCACCTGGGTGATGAGCTCACGGTTGGCCTCCACCCATCCCACCACCGCAGTGCCCACGTTTATGGCAACTGCGGCGAAGTCGCCCACGGTCTGGACGAAGGTCGCAAAGCCCGAGGCCACCATGTCCGCGATCTGGCCGATCAGGTCTTGGTTGGCCGACAGCCACTTACCGAGTTCAGTTACGAGCGGCACGAGGGCCGGCAGCAGAGCCGTACCTATGGAGATGGCCGCCGCATCGAGGTTGTTCTTTAGCAGTTGTAAGTTGTAGGCGAGTCCCTGCTTCTGGTACGACAGCGCGGTGTCGGTGGCACCCACCGAGTCTTTCATCAGGTCGATCTCGGCAGTGAACTCCGCCGCGCCATCCTTGCCCAGCAGCATGGCCGCGCCGATGCCTTCCTGCGTGCCGAGCAGCTTCGCCATCTGCTCTTCGTTGCCGCCGGTGGCTTCCATCAGGATTTCCATCATGCCGGCCAGCCCATTGGCTTTCAGCGCGCCAGCGTTCCACTCGATGCCGAGTTCCTTGGCGACCGCCTTGGCCTGCACGCTGGGAGCCAGCAGGCTGGATAGGACGGCTCGCACGCCGGTCGTTGACCGGGCGGCGTCCACGCCACTCCTGGTCATAACTGCCAGCGCGGCACCGATCTCCTCGACACCAACCCCAAGCGGGGCGGCGATGCTGGTGACGTTGCCGATCTGGCTGGACAGCTCCTCGAAGCTGATGACACCACGGTCCACCGTCTTGAACATGACGTCGCTGATGCGGCCGGCGTCTTCCGCCTTGAAGCCGTAGGCGTTCAGGATGCCGGTCAGGCCGGTGGCGGCTACTTCGGTGGTCGTCAGGCCGGCGGACGCAGCCTTGGCGGCCGCTTCCAGTACGTCGATGCCCTCGGCCCCAGCGAAGCCGGATGACTGAATCTGGTACAGACCTTCGGCCAGGATTTCGGCTGACTGCGGCAGCTCGAGGGACAGGTCAACGACCTGATCCTTCATTGCGTCGAAGTCCTTGGCGCTCAACTTAGCGATGCTGTTGACATTGAGCATCGCCTTCTCAAAGGCCGCTGCGCGTGTGACGGCCAGCACCAGCCCTGCACCCAGTGCCGCCACACCGATTACGGCGGCCTTCTTGACCGCCTGCCCGAAAGCAGCCGCTGCGTTCGACATGCGGCCAGCGAACATCTTCTCAGCGTTGGTGCCGGTCTTGGTGATCTGGCCATCGGCGTTGTTGAGCGCCTTCTTCAGCTTGGCATCGCTGGCTTCCAAGGAGTACCACGCCGTACCTACACGAGCCCCGGCGGCCATCAGGCATTCACCCTAGCTCTATCCCGTGCGCGAGCCGTTCTAGCGTTATGGCACGTCAGACATTCGCGATACTCGGGATCGCGCTTACGCTTGAGCAGGTTGTCGGCAGTGAACGGATGGCCGCGATTGCAGTGTGTTCGCAAGGGACGGTCACGCCACGCTCGACGGATATTCTCAGCTTCGGTCACGATCTCCAGGTGCGCCGGATTGGCACACGCTGGCGTGCGGCACAGATGGTCAAGCGTCATCCCTTTTGGGATCGGGCCGATGAGTGCCTCGAACACCATTCGATGGACGTACTTGGGCGCCCACTTGCCGTCCGTCTTGACCGCAATCTGACCGTATCCACTGCCGTTATGCGACCCACGCCACAGCCAACAATCAGCGGACAGGTCTAGCCGCTGTGCAAGGCGAGCACCGATAAGTTGTGGGACTGGTCCAGCGGCCATCAATGCACCTTGCGTTCGTTGAGTTCAGCGAAGTAGGCCGCCCGAACCTCGGACTGCCGTTGGGGGTCGTGCGCTGGGCGCCAGTCCGTTGGGCCTTCGTAGCGCATATCGACGGGCAGCGGCCCGTGATTCTTAGCCTGCCCAGTCAGCTCCGGCAGACGCAGCAGCAGAGCCTCATCCAGCGCGAACCCTGCTACTGGATCGCTTATCCCGAGCAGGGCTGATGGGAGTTGGTGGTACTCCCTCGACATCGCCAGAACCCACAGAGCGTGGTCCGTCGTGACGAAAGGACTCCCAGCCCTTGACCAGCTTGGGCGTCTCTTCCTCCACGATGGAAGCGGCTTCCTCGTCGCTGATCTCGCCGTTCATGCGGCGCACCAGTGCGCTGACCATGGCCGGCGTCTTCTGTGCGGTGGCGATCTCCAACAACGCATCCTGCGTGTCCTGCGGCAGTTGCAGGAAGTCATCTATGCCGAGGTTCACCGCTTCCCAGGCGTCATCGTTTCCGATACGCACCGCACGCACCATGCGTGCCGCCCGGATGGCGGTCATATCGACCCCGACATCCATTTGCTCGTCGGTGATCTCGTCATCCTTCGAGGGCTTGATGGACGTTAGGGCACGACGCAGGTCGGTCGGCATCGCGCCCTTACGCATCAGTTCGGACAGCGACGGTAGGCGAACCTTGGCCTGAAATCCAGGCGGCTTGGGAAGATGAACTTCCTCAAGCCCGAAGCTCTTGGCTAGTTCAAGTGCGCTGGACATCATGCTGCCGCCTTTCGTTTGCGATACTCACGGAAGTAAGCGGCAATCTCAGGACGGTGAGCCCGCTTCCATCGTCGTTCCCATTCGGCTTTGCAGATCCGGCACTTCCGATGACCGCGTGCGTTGACGATGGTGTTGGTCGCATCGAAAGGATGCCCGTGGATACAGGAGGTTCGGCGCGCGCCTTTTGCCATCGGACTCGTTCCACGCATCAGGTTCTCGCGCATCGTCACCGCCTCAAGATGAGCCGGGTTCACGCACCCTCGATTACGGCACAGGTGGTCGAGCTGAAGCCCTTGGGGAATCGGTCCCCTAGCAGCCTCATAGAGGACTCGATGCGCGTATCGCACCTTCCCCTCCAACCACGTTGCCGAGTACCCACCCTGCATGTGTGCGCCACTCCACTCCCAACACCCGGAGTCCATCGGCCTCACGCGGTCGGTGATCCGAGCGGGGAGCCTTCTAATAAGACGCGGTTCCATTTACAAGAACGGCCGTCAGGCCCGAGCCTGAAGTGGGCTGGTACACGCGATAAGTCGTCGTCTGCTTGTACGGGTCGTTGCCAGTACCGGGCTCCCAGCCGCCGATCTTGGTGACCTGAAGCTTGGTGGCCGTGACCTGAAGCGAACGCGCGGGTGCGGTGGACGTCTGCGTCCACTTGAAGTCGATGCCCGAGGATGCCAGTTCCAGCGTGTTGGGGTTGACCGCCGTGCCGGTGGCTGGAGCGGCCGAACCGTAGTGGAAGCGGTTGTACAGGGCCGCATCGGTGATGGCCTGCGTCGTCTCGATGGTGATCTCGCGCATCCCCTCGCTCACGTCGTAGCCTGACAGCGAGTCGCCCTGCTGGATGGTGTAGTTGTTGTTGATCGACAGCACGATGCGCTCGATGGAGCTCACCGCCACCGTCTCGAACAGGAACGCGCCCGCGCCGTCGTAGTGCATCAGCGCATCGCCGTTGTCGGTGATGACCGACGCCATGGCGGTTGTGTGGGTGGTCACGGTCAGCGAGCTGGGCGTCATACCCGATAGGCTGAAGGTTGCCTTGACCGGCTGGCCCGCCTCACTGGTAAGGGTAAGGTTGGTCTTGACATCCACGAAGCGCTCGTACACCAGGTCCGCCGCCATACGCCAGAAGGTGAACCACGGCTGTGCGTTGGCTAGCGTGAAAGTGTGGGTGTACGGATCAGCCGCACCCGTAACCGCCTTGGCACCGAGCGCCCCATACAGCAGCATGCCCAGCGATGGCAGGCGTACCGCGTACTCCGGCTCGCCCTCGACGGCCACCATGGAGGCATAGGACTGCGCGCGCAGTCGTGTGGTGGTCGTCTCTTCGAGATCGTTGACTGTGCGGGCGGGCATGATGTTGCCGCCCATCAGCGGGACGGCGTAGACCGCCGTGGCGGCGGCAGAACCCTTGGCTGTTTGCTTGCTAAACCCGAGCTGGAACACGCCTTGTGCGGGCATCTACTTGCTCTCCTTCTCAGCCACTTCGGCTGCCTTGGCCGAGCGTGCGACTGGCAGTCCCAGGCTGTCGGCGTGATTCTGTTCGGCGGCGTTCTTGGGTCGGACCACGCCCTCGTCATCGGATGAGAAGTTGTGTTCCTTGCCCTCAACATCGACAAAGGTGAAGGTCGTGCCGGGCGTTGCTCGGCGCGGGTCGAACTGTTCTGCCACGGTGCGATCCTCGTTACGTGTACTTGCGGAGTCGGTAGCCGGTAATGCGGAGCACGAAGCCCCGCGCATCCAATCCCCGGGCCTCCAACGAGGACACCGAGCTGGCGATGTGATCCCACACCGTCACGCTGCCAACGCGACGCGAGCGGTTGGCTGCGACGATGGCGGCGTAGGCGTGGGTCTTGGTGTCGAGTGCGGCGCTGATGGTTCGCAGCCGCGCCCCTGCTTCGCGCTCGCCGGTGTCGTCAATCACGAACATGGCGTGAATCTCGAATACCTCGCGCTCTTCGGGCGGCGTACCGACCCCGGAGAGTTCGTGCGTATCCTCGACCGCATACACCCACAGGTGCTTCTCGCCCACGCCCATGTCGAGCTCGGCCTGTAGCGGAGCGGCGGCATTGTCGTGAAGGGTCACGCCGGTCGTGCCGGGGGTGGGTTCCAGCAGGTTGCGGAGGGCGTCGATTAGATCGAGCATGAATGGCCTCGTGGTAACCTGTGGGCGATGACGACCGTAGAGCTAGGATCAGGGGTCCACGCGGCTGCGCCAGCCCAACTCATCGAAGCGCTGGGATCGCTTCCCGAGGATTGCACTCTGTTCAAGCTGTGGACGACGGGCAATCTAGCCGTCGTTCTCGACGGTGAGCAGATCGGCCATATCGACTTGCAAAGTGGCACCTTTGAGGACTTGCGTCCTTAGGGGATCAGCCCAGCCTTCGGAGGTGGTCCGTCATGTGCCGTCCGAAGGTCATCGCGGCTCGGGTAAGCCATTGCGTCCCACGCTGGCGGGATGCCTTGGTGCGAACCCAGTTCCCACCCCGTGCGCGGAAGGTCAGGTATCCCGTCCGATCACGCGGGCGGATGACGCCACCCCATTGGCGGATGAGGCCGAACGGCGCGTTGGTCTGAATGCGGGCGCGCTTGCTCGGCATCCAGCGCGCGTAGGCCGGATAGCGGCTGCTGCCCAGGTTGCGATCGGCCTCGCGTTCGACATCGGCCACGGCACGGCGGTAGCCGCTGTTGACCTTGTTGAGCAGTGGATGGAAGTCACTGATGAGCTTCATGCGAACACCGGCCCGCGCCAGTAATCGAGCGAGCGAAAGATTTCCTCGCGCTCGTCGTCCAGCCGTGACGAGTAGGAAATGGATTGATCGGCGGTGGACTGGCTGCCCACGCCGGGGCGGTTCTCGATGTCGTACTGGGTGATCCGCACCAGCACCCGCCGTCGCTTGGCAACCTCATCAGCAATCGAGTAGGTGACAACCACCCTATCGCCCCAGGTCGTGTAGCCATCGGTAACTGTGCTGCGCCGCTCGAGCGTCCTGCCGCCCTGCGTCAGACGGTAGTTGGCGATCGGTAGGGCGGATTCGGTATCGTCACGATCCTCCAGCACGCTGGTCACTGCGGACGCTGCGCGCGGCAGGGCAATCAAACTCACGTCATAGGGGTAGAACACATCTGTCGCAGCCGTGGTGCTGGTGCCATAACGCTCAATGATCTCGGCCTCGTTGGCATCGAGCAGGCGCTGGACAGCATCGTCGGTCAGCGTGGTCTTGATGTGCTCGCGTAGCTGCTCGACCGTCAGGAGCGGCATGGTTTACCTCGTCGTGCGGCGCCTGTGTCGAATAGGTGTGGTCGTCTCCGGTTCGGCCGTCACGGCCCGCTCAATGCCGGGGTCGCGGATGTACTCGGCCCGGCCAGCGGTGACGAGCTCGGACGCCTCAGGCGCTTCGAGCTCGACCACCGCGCCGGTTGGATGCGGATCGCCTGGATAGCGGACCAGCATCCGTACTTGTGGCACGCCTACTTCTCGGTCTTGTCCGAGGAAGCCGTGCCGGACTGGTCGTCGTTGAACCGAGCGTTGACCTCGGCCTCTGCCTTGCCTTCTGCCGACTTGGCAGCGGCCTCGTGGGCGTCGATGAGCTTCTGGACTTCAGCATCAGGCTTGCTGTCACCATCGGCCGACGCGTTGCTGCCGGCGCCGCGAAGCTCGACATCCTTGGCCGAGACAGCCTGCTCGCGGAGCTGCTGCTTACTGGCCTCGATGGCGAAGTCCTTGTCACCGATGAACTCGAAGTCAGGGGTCTGGTGCGGCGTCCCATCCGGCAGGCGTGACGCCATGACCACGCGGTCATGATCCCCGCCGGTGTTGGTCTTGTTCTCTGTCGCGTTGGCCTTCTCAGCCATGGGGTGCAACTCCTTTTGTTATGAAGGCCGGGGGAGGAGGACCACCCCCGGCCACGAACTAAGCGGTTAGGTTGCTGACTGGGTCAGTGCGCGATATGCGTTGGCGTCTTGCACTCGTGCACCGCTTCTCTGGAAGAGAAGAAACGCAATCTGCAAGAAATCAGCGAAACGTTCCTCAAGGCGCAGCGCCTGCACGGCGGTCACGTCACGGATGACGTAGCCCTGCCGGAAGTCACCGAACAGCACCGACTTGACGCTGGCCGCGGCGGCCGGCATGTCGGGGTTCGTGATGACCGGGTAGCCGAGCACGTTGTCCGGCACGCCAGCCTGCATCGACGGCTGCCACAGCGGCTGGCCGGTCGTGTCCTTGAGCTTGCGGATGGTGGCAAGGCCCGCATCACGCGTCATGAACGCCGCGGCGGACGTTCGGTAAGCGGGATCAATGGAGTGAACGAGGTCCACCAGACCGTCGTAAGTGATGGCCGTGGTGTTGCCAGTTGGCAACGTCACGCCTGACACCGCGTTGGTCTGGATCCCCTCCGGCTGGGCCGTGCCCGTGCCGGTGGTGAAGTGCTGGTTCTGGATGCGGCCGATTCGAGTGCCGAGCAAACGGCCGAGAAGGTCGTCCACGTTGATGGCCGAATCGTTGATGAGCTGGAGCGACACGCGGACCATCTTCGAGGTGTACATGTACACATCGAGGCTGGCCTGCCCGATCGTCACGTCCTGCTCAGTGACCTGCGTGTTCTCCGCGAGGATGGCGCCCACATTGGCGCTGTCATCCACGGTCGGCCACGGCAGGGCAGCGCCCGAGTCAGTGCTGATGACGGTTGCCACCGAACGCACCGAGCCTTGGGTGACCTGGCGCTCGATGAGCGTGTCGCGGAACTCAGCCGGCACGAAGAATCCACCAGCGGTGGTGGTGCCGACGCCCTGAGCACGAAGCTCAGGCGAGTTGTCGAACCGCTTGACCATGAGCTGGCGCTGCTCGCCATTGAGGCTGCCCATGCCGCCCCGCGCCCAGGAGCGCCAAGCATCGGCGTAGCGATCCTCATTCGGGACATCTTCCTCGGTGATCTCGACCGAGTAGGACGCCGGGTCGATGACGGTGCGTGTCTCAGTGGCCTCACTGGCATGAGTGGCACGCTTCTCCTCGACCTCGATCTGATGGGTGAGGCCCGTCAGCTCAGTCTCGAACGCTTCCCATCGCTGGGACTCGTCCGCGGTGAGCACACGGCCCTCTTCGTCCGCCGGAGTGGTGATGTTCTGCATCTCCGCCCAGGCGTTCGCGCGCTTCTCGCGCAACTGTCGAAGGTTCATTCTCAGGTTCCCTTTGCCCACTCCGAGGAGAGGGCTGCATAGCCGCGCAGGCGGCGGCGGATGGCCTCGCTCTTGATGGCGAGGGGGTCGTCCTGCGAACGAGTGGGGGTACCCGGCTCGTACTTCTGCGCCAGCTCCACGAGTGCCTGTGCAGCGGCTCGTATGACTGGTGCCAGGTCGGGGGGTGTGACCCCGGATTTGATGGCCGAGGCAAGGCGCACGCGCTGCTCGTCGGGCATGTCGGCTGCTTCCATGAGCAGGTCCATACCCACGGCGCGCAGGGCCGCATCGGTCTCGGTGTAGGCGGGGAAAGTGACCGGCGATACGTCATACAGGCTCATCTCGATGAGTGAGCGCACGTCATCACCGTCATCAGTGGAGCTCCACTCCTCCTTGACCGGCAGGAAGCTGAAACTCATCTGGGTCAGGTCGCCACGATCCATCACGATAGCTAGGTCATTGGCATAGGTGGTAGGCGCCATGTCGGCGTCCACCGCCAGCCCCTTGTCATCCTCGATCAGCCGCAACGTGCCGCTAGTGTTGCGCGCCAGCAGGTAGTTGGGATCGTGGTTGAGCAGCATCCGCACGTCGGATTCCTTGATCGCCTTGGTGAAGGCGCCCTCGCGCACTTCCTCATAAAAGCCGAACTTCTTGGGGCCGATCCACGTCCGCTTGTTGAACATGGCCGCATGGCCCTTGAACCCGATGGAGGCGTTCTCCTCGGTGGCGGCACGGATCTCGATACCGGCCAGGCTGGCGAATCGGCGCTCGGGCCCGAGCATCGGCAGCCCCTTATTCCTGGTTGCCATCAGTCGGTAACTCCTTGCGTGATTCCGAATCGGTCTGGTCAGCGTTCAGTTGGGGCACCGCTGGCTCCAACTGGGGCAGCTCGATAGGCTCGGGCATAGGCTCGGGCATAGGCTCGGGCAAGCCGTCCGTGTCGAGGACGGCCATGTTGAGCGGGATCATGTAGCGATCCCCGCCATCGCGCGGTGGCAGGCGGCGGGCGATACGCACCTCATCGAAGGAGCGCACGCCGTTGGTGAGGTCGATGGCATCGGCCTCGGCTTGTGTCTTGGAGTCACCGGCAGTCAGTTCGCCGGTGTGGAAGTGAGCCTCGATGCCCCTGGGCAGGCACTCGTCGCTGATGCGCTGCTCAATACGAATCAGCCACGGGCGCAACGTGAACACCACGAATCCGATGGCCTGCTGCTCGATGCCCGTCCCGTAGCTGGTGGACTTCTCCTGCTCCCCGAGCATGTGGGGCGGGATGCCATACAGGCGCGCGATGTCAATGACGTTGAAGCGGCGTGCCTCGATGAGCTGCGCGTCGGCTGGGCTGATGCTGATGGCGTGGTACTTGGCACCCGAGTCGAGCACCGCGATTTGGTGCGCGTTGGACAGGCCGGCTACCTTCTGCTGCCATCGTTCCTTGATGGCCTTGGCCTGATCCTCGTTCAGCCGTTGATCGGTCTCAAGGATGCCGCTGGATAGCGTACCCGACGCGAACAGGCGGCCTGAATACTCCTCGGTCGCCAACGCGCCACCGATGCTCTGACGCCCCACACCGATCGGCGACAGGCCCATCGGCCCAGGGATGTGGAGCACGTCATCGCTGGTCAGCTTGACGATCTCGCCGTTATCCTTGCGGAGGTCAAACTCCTTGCCGCGCGGATTTGCTGTAGTCCGTGACACACGCTGCACCTTCATGCGGTCGGGTGCCAGCGGGTCGAGCGACGTTACGCGATTGTTGGCGTCGTATCCCTTGAGCGCGAAGGCGTGTCCAGCCGATAGAAGCGAGCACAGGAGCCACTCCCAAACCTCGATACGGGTCCAATCGGGGTGTGGTTTTTCGAGTAGAACCGAGCGAAACACCTCCCGCTTGACGCCAATACGGTGTGCTTCAAGCGGAAGTCCCGCGATTGCGCCCGCGATCAGAGTGATGGCACGGTACAGGGCGATGTACTTCCGGGCGGCGGTGTGCTCGTTGACCTCGACACCCGAGAATGATTCCTGTCCGCCCATCACAGAGATGAGCCGCGAGCTGGTCAACGGCAGCAACGGGTTCTCAACCGACCGGCTCTCGCCGCCTAGCAGATTGCGAAGGATTGTCACAGTGCGGCCTCGCTACGGGCGGCCCGAGAAGTTCGCGGCCACGATGAGGGCGATACCGCCCGCCAGGATTCCGAGGATGGGGTTGAACAGGCCAGCGGCGGCCACGACCAGAGCCAGACCCAATAGCTCCACGATGTTGCGTCGGCTCACCCACAACCAGGCGGCGACAGTCAGGACCGCGTTCACCACAGGTTCACGACCGCTGCGTCAGCATCATTTCGCAAGGTCCGGTCAACGGCCAGCGAGAGCGCGATTACACCGTCGATACGTCCACGGCTCTTCGACTTCTGGAGGGTGAAGCCGCGCTCATTGAATCGAGCTACGGCATTGAGGACATGGGTGGCCAGTACGTCATCCCCGTCATGTCGGATTTCCGATCGCTTGACGAGCTCGAGCAGCGAGCCGAGCACCGCCGTCATACGCTCGACCGATTGGGGAACTTCGACCATCAGCAGCCCCTCATCCTCAAGCATCTTGGCCGGCACGTCGAAGAATCGCGGGTCGTAGCTCACGGCCCGCACGTCATAGGCTCGTGACAGTTCGCGGATGTGCTCCATGACATCGGTCACGTCAACCGGCACGTCCTGGGTGGGGAGCCAGAAGCGAGCGGTGGCATGCAGCATCCCCTCGTCGTCGCGTTGCACGGCCACCACGGCGGTCGAGTCGCGCTTGAGGCCGACGTCCACGCCGACCCACGTCGGCGCGCCGGCCACGAAGTCATACGGCGCTTGCAGGCCGTCCCAGATGGAGCGCCCATTGGGGCCGAGCCAGGAGTCCACGCCGTCCACCCATTGGCCCAGCCGGAAGATGCGGAAATGCCCTTCTGGTGTCAGCCCGAGATCTGTTTCCAACGCTGACTCACGTAAGAAGCCAGCTTCGATAGCGGGGTTGGCGATGCGCCACATGGCGCGGTCGGCAATGTCGCAGTCATCCGGCGCGGCGAACTCACGGAAGTGGAAGCCGGGGAGTTTTGCGCCCTCACGGATCGCCTTGCGTGCGTAATACAGCGCGTTCTCACGGTCGAGGCCAGGCGTCCCAACGCCTACCGCCAATGACCGATCGCGCTTGCCGGATGCCATCCGCAGCGAGTCCCACGATGCGAGCGGTTGGAAACCGATCTCGTCCACGATGGCGAGCGAGTAGTCGAGGCCCTGCAAGCCATCTGGGTCATTGGCGATCGGGAACATCTCGCCCTCGTTGGAGGGCACCACCACCCGTGACGTACCAATGCCGGTGTAGATCAGCGAACGGCTCAGCAAGGCATGGTCACGCTTGACCATCGATACCGCCACGCCGTAGCAGGACCGGATGGCCTGCCCTACCGTCGTCGCCACGATCGGCACCTGCGGTGCGCCCGTTTCATCGTCATCGAACAGCGCCCACAGCGCGAGTGCGCCGCCGAAGGTGGACTTCCCATTGCCGCGCGGGGTGGCGAGCATCGACAGGTCTATGTCATCGGCAAGGATGCGTTCTAGGAACTCTTTCTGAAACGGTGCGAGCTGGATGGCCTGGCCGTGGCCCTTACCCTTCGGCGGAGCACAGAATGTCTCGATGAAGCGGATGGCGCGCTCGGCGCGTGACATACCTTCGGGCCATGATTTCCACGGTCCAGGACTCGCATCGGCGATGCTTTTAGCGGCGTTGCCGCGCGGATTGGGCAATGCGGCACCCCGTTGTAAGTAAAAGAGTCGGTTGGACGGGGTATTAGCGGCGACGCTCCGAAGTTTTCGACCCGCCCTCGTCACGTCGAGTCGTCATCGCGTTCACGACTCACGCTCGCGACGCACGTCCTCGATTGGCTCTCGCGCTATTGCACGCGCGGCACAGCGTGCGAATCGGTGAGCTCGCGTCTCCAGGTCTGATGTGATCAGCAGTCAGGTCGTTCGTCTCACCGCACTCTTCGCAGTAAGGAACACGTCTGCGCTGCTCCCTGCTCCGTGCGTACCATGCGGCGTCGTATCCCCTCTCGGCTGGGGTACCCCGTCCCCTATCCCGTTGACGCTCATGCAGGGTGCAGCGCGTCTTGGAAGTCAGAGCCGAACATGGGCCGGATGCGTCACGGTAGAGGCAGGGGCGTAGGACCATGAGGGGATACCTATGGGAGGGTACATCTACCCATGGCCGGGGTAGGTGGGTGGGTGGGGCGGGAGCAATGGGCGTCCCGGTCGTGCCTTCCGACCTGCGGATTGGGTACCGCACTCCCGCCTTGCATTTTGTCCGCCGATGGTCTGGTACTTCAGCAAACGGACGACGCCAAAGCGACTATAGCACCAAGGATATGGCGCTTCATGCCAGCACAGGGGCGACGTAGATGCGGTCAGGCACCGATGCCTGCTGTACCGCACCAGTGGCGATCCACTGCACCAGGTAGGTCGTGTGGTCCGTCACGGTGGCGGCGGTCCAGTCGTAGTGGAAGGCGCCCGCGCTATCGCGAACGATGTCGCCAGGGCTGTACTGCACCGTGGTGGCGGCGCCTGTTGGGTGAGCCTTGATGACCAGCGATAGGTCGGTCGGGTCGGTAAGAGCTCCTGCGAGGTTGGTGAACGTGCCGCTGATACGGACGCTATCGCCGCTGTAGTTGCTCATTCGACCTCACCTGATGCCGTACCACTGCTGATTGAGCCGGATGCGCCACTACTGCTCGAGATGCCTGATGCCGTGCCAACCGCTGTCGAGCCTGACGCTGATGCCATCGTCACGAATCCACTGGCTCCGCCATGATCCACCGTCGTCCCCACTGAGTAGCCGGGGGTCGGCGCTGCTCGCGTCGTCACAGCCGGCGCTAGAGCGGTGAGCACCAACGATGCCGTACCGACCGTGACAGTACGGTGATCGGTCGCTATGACCAGCGGGACGTAGCCAGCCAGTACAAGAGTCGCTGTGGATGGTATGGCGGTCTGATGCGCCGTGGTGCTGATGGTGGGCGCGAGGCCCATCAGTGTCAGTGTCGCCGTGCCAGGCGTGACGGTCAGCGATGCCCCACCAGTAGCGGTAGGAGCAAAGGTGGCTAGTGTCAGAGCCGCAGTGCCCGGCGTGACCGTCCGATGAGCTGTAGCTGAGATAGTGGGCGCGAAGGCGGTCAGCGCGACCGATGCCGTGCCGGGTATGACGGTCAGCCCTGCCGCCGCTGTGACAGTCGGAGCGAAGGTTGTGAGCGTTAGCGCCGCAGTCGGCGGTGTCGCTACCTGATTAGCAGTGGCTGAAGCGGTAGGTGCGAAGGCCGTCGTCGCCAGTGCTGCGACGCCTGGAGTAACCGTCTTGTGGTTCGAAGCAGTGGCCGTTGGGGCAAAGGTTGTAGTCGCCAGGGTCGCTGTCGCTGGGACTGCGGTCTTGTGATCCGACGCCGTAGCAGTCGGAGCGAACCGGGCGGTCGTCAGGCTCGCCGTGGCGGGTGTGACGGTCTTGTGGTTGCTCGCCGTGACGGTGGGAGCAAAGGCGGCAGTCGAGAGGGCGGCGGTCGCTGGAGTAGCAACCACATTGGCGGTGGTCGTTGCCGTTGGAGCGAAGGTTGTGAGCGAGAGGGTTGCCAGTCCTGGGGTTGCCGTCTTGTTATTCGAGACGCTGGCGGTCGGCGCGAAGGTGGCCGTCGTTAGAGCGGCTACACCGGGCGTGGCCGTCTTGTGGTCTGACGCTGTGACGGTTGGAGAGAATGCAGCGGTGACGAGTGATGCGACGCCTGGTGTGACCGTCTGATGCGCTGTCGCCGTTGCGGTAGGAGCGAATGTGGCAGTGACGAGTGACGCGATGCCGGGGGTGACGGTCGTACCGCCCGCCGCGTAGGTGAACTCCTCGATCATCGCGTTGGCGAGGTAGCTGCCCGTGGCGTCGGCCGCCACGACGCTGACAAGGATGCCCTCGCCCTCACGCAGGATCAGCGGGTCTTCGGGATACGGGTAGTCCGGCAGCAGGTCCTGATCCGGGAACAGGAACTGCCCGACCACGCTCGCCCGCATGGGGAATATCGAGTTGGCGCTGTCGGTGGGCGTAGCGGTAAAGACGCCGTTTGTACCGTCAGCCGAGGCGCGGCCACGAATCTCGACGTTGGCGTTGTGGGTCTGCGAAGTGTCCCACGCCTGCGGGTCGAGCAGCGTCCCGGTCGTGGGGGCGGTGGTCAGCCGCGAGGTGGTGACGTGGGGCGCAACGGTTGTCGAACCGGACGACTGGTCATGCTGTAGCGTCAGACGCCGGACGGCCACCAGCACGCCGGAGCCGGTCTTGTTGAAGATCGACAGGACGTTCTGGCCGGCTGCAGCCGCACCAGTCTGGCGGAACGCGCCGACCGCGCCCTTGAAGGTCGGGACGCGCTCAGGCATCAGTTACGCCCTCCAGCGCCCTGCTATCTCTCGGCGGCGAGCGGAATGCCAGCCTTGGTCAGTACAGCGTCGCGCTCCGTGACGGTGAGATAGCGACCGCCTTCCTCGCCCGGTGTGGCGTTGAAGTCGGCCAGCCGTCCGATGTTGGTCCGGTTCCACGCGAAGCGGGCAGACGACTCCGAGGCCGAGTACCAGTAGCGATTGCCCGCGCCACGATTGTTGCTGGCCGGGTCGAACATCGTGCCGGCCCAGTCCATCAGCCACGCCAGCAGGTACTTACCCGACGTATCGCCGGAAGTGACCGCGGTTATCACGTCGTTGTCATGGACGTTGACGTTGACCACGGTGTTGGAGTCGAAGTGGGTGCCGCCTGCGCGTTGCTGGCTGATGACGCTGATGCCGTCGGGGTTCCAGGCCACCACGTTGTTGCGAATCTCGACGTTGCGCGAGGACGACACCAGGATGCCTGCACCCCATGCCCATCCGGGCTTGGTCCAAGCGTTCTCCCACACGATGTTGTCGTGGATGAGCGCCCCGTCGCTGATCTCGAAGAAAATGCCGGCCTTCTCGTTGTGGTGAATGCGATTGTTGCGGAACGTCGCGTCGGTGACGTTGATGTCGCACCACAGGCCGGGGCCATTGTTGTAGGCCACCTCGTTACCGTCGAAAACGACACCGCTTGAGTTCGAGAACTTCCCGGCGCCCGCCTCCCAACTGGACTCGTAGGTGTGATTGGGATTGTTGTGGTGGACGTGATTGCGGGCGAACAGCAATCCGCTGACGGACCCGACGTGATACCCCTGCTGTTCGCAGTAGGCGAACTCGGAGTCCAGAACCTTGTGGCCCGACCCGCCCTTGATGCTGATGCCAGATCCGCCGGTGTGGTGGACATGCGCATTGCGCAGCGTGAAACGGTGGTTTCCATTCCGGGCGCGGATCGCGCCATCCTGCTTCGGGGTGGTCGTTCCGGTCACCTCGAAGCCGTCGATGGTCACGTCATCCGCAACCACCACGAACCCATAGGGGCGGACCCCTTCGCCGTCGATCTTGCCGCCCACCGTGACGAGGGTCAGCGGCTTTTTGACGGTTACTGTCTCGCGGAACGTGCAGGCAGGAATGGTCAGGGTCGAGCCTGGAGAGGCAGCATCGACCAGCGCCTGAAGGCTGGGGGGACAGGCGGCGTCGCCTTTTACGATGAGGCTGTCGCCGGCCTTGAGCTCCACCAGCGGCAGAGAGGTATACGTTCCGGTCGGGCTCGGAGCACGCACCGTGATGCGCTGACCGGGCTTGAGCGTCTTGGCGATGTCAGTCATCAGGGCACACTGTCCGTCTCCTCCCACGCGCAGTTCACGAGGTAGTGATCGGTCGTTAGCGCGGCCTGGACGGTCTGCACCAAGATGCCTTGGCTGGCCCGCAGGATGATGGGGTCGGTGTCGCAGAAGCCGGGGATGAGTGCCTCATCCGGGAACAGCACCTGCCCGACGAGCGAGTGCATCCGCATCTTGAAGTCGGCCCACATGCGCGTGCCAGCCGTGGCGGTGATGGCCGTGGCCGCGCCACCATCTGAGGCTGTGGCCTGCATCATCTCGATGTTGGTATCGGCCGTCAGGTTCGAGTCGAACGCAACCTTGGTGATGACCGTGCCGCCGGTTGGGATGGCCGTGATGCGCGTGGCATGCACGATCGGCGCGACAGACGCCAGCAGCGCCGTGGCGTCGGTCTGGAACGTCAGCCGCTTGAGCTTGATAAACTTTGTCGAGCCGGTCTTGTTGAAGATCGTGAACAGGTTGTGGTTCGCGCTAGCCAGCCCGACGATGCGGAAAGAGCTTACGGCTCCTTTGAAGGTGGTGGCCATCAGCCCTCCCGGCTAGGCGCTACAGGTGCAGGTGACGCAATCGAGCGCGTAACACACTTACGTTCAGCTCAACGTAAAAATGCCGCTCGAATTCAAGGAGATCGTCAGGGTATTCGAAGCGGTAGCCGTGACATCGGCAGGGCCGACCGCTTCGAGCAAGCAATAGCAAAGAACCCGTCCGCCCGACTCATAAATGGCAGCGAAGCGGGCCGTGATGGAGCCGCCCGAGGCGGTCCACACCGCGTCCAGTGGGTCATCCACGGTGACGGTCGTGGTCCCGGCGAGCGTCAGCGCGCCATACGAGATGCCGCCAGTCGTGTATCCGTTGGCGTTGGCGTGCTCGTTGGTGACGCCCGCGTAGGTCGTTGACGCTGCGCCGAGGTTGCTCGTACTGAGGAACAGCGCCACGAGGAAGGTATCGGTATCGAGGTCGAACGTGCCGTTGAGCAGGTCCGTTCGTGCGCTTGAGGGGAAGGTCCAAACACCTGCCGCTATTTTGGGTTCCTGCCTTTCTGGGGGGTTCGTTCCGGGGATAGCAGAAAGCCGCCCGAGAAGGCGGCTGTGATGGATTCAAGGGTCGCTGAAATACAGCGAGGGGGATGCGTCTCAGCATCCGGCGCCCAGCTTGGCTGGGGTGGTGACCTATCTCATGCCGCGGTCAAGGCTATTTGAAGTCTGTACTACCACATTTCGGCTAGTCTGTCACGCTCCCGCACGCAGGGGCCGTCGCTCCGGCATCGGTGCCATCGTCCCTGGCTGGCGGCTCAACCGCTGCTCCGTGTCAATCCTCCACGAACGCGCATAGCGCAGCTCTTCGAACAACATCTTCTCAACCTGCTCCAACGGCAGGCCATGCAGCCATACCAGATCGTCGAGCTCCTGGCCGAGATAGCCGACTTGAAACAACAGCTCGGCACACAGGGAGCGAGAGTGTCCGGGTCGCACATGGCTGGTATGACGACCGTGGCAGCGTTCACTCACCTGCTGAATAGACGCCATGGCAGGACGCATGCGAGGGTCGGGGCCGGTATCCCATACATGCGAGCTGGAGCGGCCGGCGTTGGTGCGCAGGTAGCGGTGCATTTTGGCTGAGAACGGCAGGCCCACGCCACCCTCATCGGTGTCCAGCGGCCAGCCTCTAGCGTCTACCTCGTCATCGGGTGACTTGGAGGTGTAGCGCTGGTGGATGCGATCCGGTACGTCGTCGCCGTACAGGAAGGCGCGGCGCAGGTCGATGATGAGCCAGCGCAGGCCGTACTCGGGAACAGCGGGAGCAGGCAGCGGCGGCGGAGTCGGCCGGAAGGCGGGGGGATCGTAATCATCGGGATTGTCGAGTCCAGAACGTCTCGCCTGCGCTTCGGCGTCGAGCTGGGCGTCAGACTTCCGAAGGGAGGTCATCGGAAACCGTCCTCCTCATCGGTGAAGTCCTGCTCACGGTCGCCGGCCACGAACAGCCACATGGCAGCCGCCACGACGACGAACAGGGCAGTGATGATGAGCAGCTCGGGCATCAGAACGGAATCGGAGCCGACTTCACGCTGGACACGGTCGGAGAGGCATCGACCGCAGCGCGGGCAGCGTCAACGTCCGAGACTTCGATGGTCGGCTCGCGCATCAGCTTGCCCAGCCCGTTGAGCAGGGCGGTGAGCCCCACGATGACGGCAGTGGTGTAGGCCGGGTCGAGCTCGAACACTCCGACCACCTGAGGCAGCACGGTGACGGCAGTGGCAATGAGAGCGGCGCCCAACGTGCGAGCAGCTCGGACGAGGGCTTGTGAGGTGAGTGTTTCCATGAGTCAGTTCTCCTATGCAGCGATGTTGATGACGGCATGCAGACACAGGCTGCAAATGGTGTAGACGCCTTCGGTCCCGACCTCGACGATATAGCCGATCCTGTGGCCTATCGGCGGATCAGGCCGAGGTTCTCGATTGGCAGGACCGGGCATGGCTGCCATAGGCGCTCGGCACAGGTCGCAAATCGTGATGGAGGTCATTCGCCCACTCCCGAGCAGTGAGCGCAGCGGCGCACCACGTCGTGCGTGAGCAGGGCGTCGGCGGTTTCAGCGTCCACGCGCTGACTGTCTTGAGAGTCGCACTCTTCCCGTTGATTGCGGTGCAGCACGTCAATCCCATCGGTGCCACGGGTGAGGGTAAAGCGGTCAGCCATCAGTCCACCTCCATCAGCTCGTGTACCAGCCAACCTTGGACGCGAACGGCTTTGCCACATAGCGCTTCCCGCCGCCCAGGTAGAACTCGACGTATCGGTTGCTCGCCACGCCGTTGATGACGTACATGTCGCCCTGAACCTCGCGGTAGTAGCGCATGCGAGCAGTGCGTGAGCGGATGTCGGCGTTGTCCGAATAGCGCCGGATGCGGTCGTCTCGGGTCACGGCGTACAGGGCCGCGCTGGTCATACGAGGGGTGGAGCGGATGTTGACCCCGTTGCCGTTGATGCCCGCCGACAGACGAGGGACCAGCGCATAGGCCGGGGTGATGCGCCCATCGTTTGCGTATGCGCCGCCTGCCATCCACAGCTTCGGGTTCCAGATGAGCTCGCGGTCCCAGCCATCCGCTCCCCGCTCCCGAATGTCGAGCGATACATGGCAGTGGTTGCCGGTGGCGACACCAGTACTCCCGATGCGGGCGATGGCCTGGCCCTTCTTGACGATTGCGCCCACCCTGACCAGTGCCGCCGAGCAGTGGTTGAAGGTGTAGCGCGTGCCGGGGCGAATCTCGACCTCGACCACGATCCCGCCGCCGTTGTCGCGTAAACCAGAATGCGTGACCTTGCCCGACTCCATGGCGAGCAGCGGCTTGCCTTCGGGACCGGCGATATCCAGCCCATTGTGATAGTGCGGGTAGTACGCCCAGCCCTTGTACGCCTGCCACCACGCCACGCTGGAGCCGTGACCGAACATGGCGGGCTGCGACCAGTACCCACCTGCACTGGGGTTAGCCGGGCCGAACTGCTGCGATTCGTAGGTGTCGGCCTTGTCGGTCGGATATCCGAGTGCCATGTCAGACCGTACCCGTCCCGTTGCGCTTGTCGCGGATCTCGTAGCGGTCGATTGCGTCCAGAACCCGCTTGGCGCCACGCCACGACCAGGCCAACGCGTCGGCCGCACGCTCGTCCCCCACGCGCTCGGGGAACTCTTGGTAGTAGCGTTTCAGGCCGTCCTTGACGACCGCCACGATCTCGGCCCGCAGTCGCTCCCTGGCGGTGCCCTTGGCGTTCATGCGTCATCGCCATGCTCCGAGCGCCGTACCACGCCAGCCTTACGGTCCTGTACGCGCCGGATATCGCCAGCCTCGCGGTCCTGCACCTGTACGACCGATTCGACATGGGGATCGGCCTCACCTAGCAGCCGTTCGAACCGGGCATTTAGCTCGGCTTCTGTCTCATTCAGGCGCTCGGCGTAGTTGTTGGCCGCACGGAATGCCTCGGCACTGATCTCGGTGTTGTGGTCGATCTTGGCCTTGACTTCGGCAAGATCATCGAGGGCCACCCGCTCAACCTGAGCAGCACGTTTTGTCACCTCTGCTGCACGGTTATCCACCGTCTCGACCACGGTCTTATTCGATTCCTCGATGCGGTTGGCATTGGCCTCGGAGCGGATAACGGCCAATAGCGCCGTGATAGTGGTACCGATGATGCCGATGAGGATCAGGAATCGCTGATCGTCGGGATTGCTATCGGTGCCGATGAACACGGCCGCTAGAATCCCTAAGCCGATGAGTACGACGACGCCGGCCAGCGTCAGGCTGAACGGCTTCATGGTCGGGGGGTCAACCGATCAGCATGTAGCCCGGTAAGACTGCATGCCGATCGGAGGCGGGCCATGACGCTCACCCCCAGACAGTGCGCGAACGGTAGGGGGAGGTGTCAAGTCAGCCGGTGGCGAACTCCAGCCGGCGGTTAGCGGCCTCGTTGTGCTCGTTCCGCATGGTGCGAATCGTGTCGGAGTGCTGCTCGCGGATATAGAGCTCCAGCGTCTTGACGAACTCGGCGGCCGTGAACCGCTCCCCCGTGCAAGTGCACTCCGCGTTGGAGATGGCCCGCTCGCCGTGGATGCCGCACTCAGGATCCAGTTGGAGCCCGTCGTTATCGAAGCCGTGTGCAGCGTCGATGAGCGTACCGATCACGCCTTCCAGCTCGGCTAGGCGTTCAGGTGGCAGCAGGGCAGCCGTCGAGCCTTTGACCAGGTGGCGGCAGGTGTGGTGGCACTGACAGAGCCTAGCCATGGTCGGACCGACGTGGTGATACTTGCCGGGCGGCATGATAGTGGTCACCGCAGCCATGCCGATACCCGGCATCCGACGGCCATCCGCACGTCGCCTGCTTCATGCAGCCCGGCTCGTCACAACGCGCCTCGGGTGCCGGGTGCGGATCATCCCATCCCAACACATCGAAGGCGTGCTCAAGAGCCGATAGCCCGCCTGTCCAGTAGCCGCCGGAATCGGACCAATAAGCGAACTGGCGCACCATGTCCTCCAGCGACTCGCGGTAAGCCTCGATCGGCATGGTTTCTGCCTCAATCTTCCGAATCCCAATGCCTCTCATCGGTCGGCTCCTTTCAGCGGTGTGGTCTCAACCTCGCGGACCAGAACCCACAGCGGAAGGTCGAGCGCAACCGCCACTCTCCGCAAGGATTCCCACTCGGGGTCAATCTGGCCGCCGGTCCATGAGTACAGGGTCGAGCGGCTCAGGAGCGCCCGGTCAGCGAACTGCGAGATGGAGTCGCCTATCTCCAGGCGGCCACGGATGGCGCGGTACAGGCGGGAGCGTTCGGCGGGACTCATCGGTCGGTCCCTTCGGTCAGGCGGTAGACACGCTTGGCCCTAACGCGCCGTTCCCCTTCGTCGCTTCGCTCCCACGCGATCAGCGTCACCTCTTTCGGCCACTCAGTTCCATCGAGGCGCTCGGATGGCGGCTCGGACCACCTCACCTCGGCTGACCCCGGTTTCCACTCGCTCATCGGTCGGTCCCTTCGGTCAGGCAGGCGAGGAATGCGTCTATGCCATCGTTGAAGCCTCTGGCGTAGTCGCTCGTGGCGTACCCATAGCGAACATCATCGGCCAGCCGCTCCACGTCCAGCGGGGCGGTTCCTGCGCTGCGCTCGTGGGCGATCTTCAATCCGGTTTGTGCGAGAGCAACCCAGTCCTGCTCTGACATGGGGTCGGGGTGCGCCGCGTGCTCCACGTCAGAACCAAACACCAACTTCAACCACCCCGCCAGCCGTTCCGCTGCCTCATCGGTGCTCATCGGTCGGTCCCTTCGGCGAGGCGGGCGCGGCGTACTTTTGTGTCGGTGCTCGACGGCCCTTGCGGCGTGCTCGGCGTGTCGTTCAGCAGCCTCGAACCGCTCATTTCGCTCCTCCGAGTCCATGAAGTCTTCTTCCAGCGCCTGAACCAACAGTTCCATGTCCAGCGAGGGACGGTCGATGCGCCACGGCCACTCAGCGAACAGTCGCCATCCGGTCGGGCGTAGTCCAGCGGCGTCGGCCCGCTTCACGAAACACGGGATGCAGAGGATGCCCGCTCTCGGCTGCTCGGCGACAATCTGCTCCCCCGTGACCGCGTTCCAGAGGACGTTGTCGGTGAACCAGACGATGTTGTCGAGGGTGCCGCAATCGCAGCACGGGCCATCCCCACGCAGATGCATCTTGCTCATCAGTCAGTCCCTTCGGCGAGGCGGGCGACGATCTGACCTGCCAACTCCAGAGCCTGCTCCAGCGGCAGATCATCTACTCCCAACTCGTAGAGAACTTGAGCCAGTACCTTCACGTCCAGCGGGGCGGTTCCTGCGCTGCGCTCGTGGGCCAGGGCGGCCTCGAGCAGCGTGTATGCATCCTTTAGCGGAGCGGTCGGGTCCACTTCTTCGCTGATCCAGTGGCGCAGTCGCTCCGCTGCTTCATTGGTGCTCATCGGTCGGTCCTTTCGGGGAGGTGGGCCGCCGCTATATCGGCCTTCAGTTCGTCCATATGTGTCTCGAAGTATCTGCGCCACGCCTTGGCCAGCACTGCGGGCCAGCCAAACGGGTGTTCGGAATAGACCGGCCACGTTGGGTGTTCGTGCTCACGTAGTCCGCAGCAACGGGCTTCCGTTGTGAGCGCCACGTCCAGCGGGGCGGCTCTTGCGCTGCGCTCGGCGGCGACAGGAACCAACTTCCAGCCGAGTTGGCCGAGGGCCGGGATGGCACTGCTGGCGATCTGGGCGGCGCTAGGCGGGTCACCGTGGTCGTAGGGACCATCCCAGCCAATGCGACCCGACCGGCCACGAAGGGCGCGCTCCAGTGAGTCAGCCAGAGCCACCACGTCAGACGTCGGCTCGGGCTTGCGATAGTGGAGCGGGTCGTTGGTGCTCATCGGTCGGTACCTTCGGAGGCGAGGCTGCGCTGGAGCGTCGCGTAGCAGTCGCACCCCGGACTACCGAACTCGCGTTCCGAGGCGCACCCTGACGACTTGTGATAGTCGAGAGCACGATGAATAGCCTTGCGTGGGTTGATCGGCGCGGCTCCTGCGCTGCGCCCGACAGGCTGACCGAACGATCGGTCGGTCACTGCGGCGAGGCGGGCGTACTCGGCGCGGGCGACCTGTGCCGTGATGTGTATCTCGCCAATGCGCTGCGCCGACAAGCCGCAATCAGGGCACACGTCCAGCGGGGCGGCTCCTGCGCTGCGCTCGTGGGCCAGGGCGGCTCGGGCGAGTTCTTTCAGTACACCTTCCGCCACTTCGTCACAGGCTTCGTCGTGAATGGCCGCGTATAGCCGATCCGCTGCTTCGTTGGTGCTCAT